TAAATAAGCAATATGACCATCAACGGTAACTGCAAATACATTTTTATTTTTTGCTTTCCATTCGGCAATTTGTTCAGGAGTTGCCTGTCCTATTAATTCTTTTTCCATTGTGTGTGTTATTATTTTGTTTTTAAAATAAAAGCAGTCAGCCAGCTATTGACCGACTGCTTTTGTTAGTCATTAATTTTATAGGTTTTAAATCGTTTGAGCTTTCTTTCTCAAAAATATAAATGGAAGTTTGCACTCCATAAATTTGTCACCCTGTTTTACTTCTTTGCTTTCTTCAGTAAACTGAAGGCCTTGCAAAATATCCGTAATCAGCATATCACCGTTACCGGGATTACCATACGCAACTACCGCATCCAGTTGAAGTGATAATAATGAACCATCGGCACTATTAGCCACCAAGGTTTCATATTCACTCTGCAAGATAGTAAGTTCACCCTCATGGCTCTTATTGCCTTTCTGAATTTTCAATGGCTCATTCCCTTTACCGTACACCACTTCCTTTTCCTGTTTGGTAGTGTATTTGATACCACGGAAACCTGTGATATCCTTGCCACCTAACACCAGGGTTAAGTCAGCAAATTCGTATTCTCTTGAATCAAACATGTTTTTAAAATGATTATACAGTTGTTGTTTTAAAGCCCAGGTACAAATCAATGTACTTTGAATATCCGAAAGGTTTAACCTTAAGCGATGCGATCAATGTCGAAGAACTGACAATGTTTTGTGAAGCATCAATAAAACACTGAACGCCGGTATCTTTTGGATTGCCAGGATCAACTCCCAGGTTGCCGTTCATATTTGTTTCAATGGCAACTTCAACTGCATTCTGAATACTTTTTACAATCGGAGCAGGAATAGAACCTGAGTCCGTCACCGGAACCTCGTTGCTCAATTCGTTTACCATTGTTTTATATCCGATCCGGTAAGCCTTGTCAATAACACGACGTCTTGGGATTAATGCATAGTCATCAGTTGGATCAGTGGCCAGTTTATCATCCGTAAAGTAATACCCGGCTTTCCCTACAAATGTGCGGAAGGTGACATACCCTTTATCGTTTATAATATCAGGATCACCCAGTTCAGCAGCTATAGCTCCAATAAACATTGAGTTTACAGGGATAGCACCCGTTTTTACACGTGCAATAGATCGTTGTACCGGAATAGCAGCTATACGACCTGCCATTAAGCCAACCGATGCATCCTTGCTGCCACTTACCGTGTCACCAATTATCACACAAACCCGGTTATTAGCTGCGAGAGCCAGATCGGTAAGAGCTGATGCCGTTCCGGTATAATGTCTTCCGGGCAAAATGGTAAACAGCGGAGCATATTTAGTTTCAGTAGCCCATTCACCTAATGCCTGGGCGTTGGTAATAGCCAGGGCAACATCCGAATCCATTCCGGTAGTAACTACAGGAACATACGCAATTGCATCACTTTTGGCAACCATAATGAAGTTAATAGCTCCATTTGCTGCATTAATAAGCGTTTTTGCATACGTTTTTGTACTATCAACCAGGTCGGACATAGATAAGGTATTAACAGCTGCTAATATCCATAATTTAGTACCAATGGGAGCTTCTGTATAGAATTCATCAACCGTTTTAAATATCAATGCATTTACATCGTTCACAGCGGAAGTAATACCTAACTTGGTCAATCCATCAGGTGAGGTAATAAGGTATGATGTTCCAGGAACAAACTTACCCGTTACTGCCACACCGGAGGCCAATAATCCTACCACGGCATCATCGGATGGCGTGGAACTGCCTAAAGCTCCGTTTTCAAAATATATTTTTACGCGTGGTAACATATTGTTTTTTTAATTTTCCCGTTGTCCATTGTTCCGGTACCGGCGGTAAGAGCTGCCGGTATCCCGAAACGTTGAACACACACGGAAATGGTTTATTGACGTACTTTTGAAATAACTTCTTTGTCCTCTAATGTAGAGGCATGGTTCCTGGCATCGGTATGTTGAAAAAAGGCGAGGCCGTCACTTGTAAAGTGGAACGCAATTGCATCCGGATAGTCTTTAAAAAGAGATTCCGATTCATCATAAAACTTTGATGTATTGCTTGCTTCAACTTTTGACACTGCAGGGAAAACAGGTAACTCTTGTTCTATTTCAGTTTCCGGTGTTTTCTCTACTTCCTTTTCAGTAACTTCCTTTTCAGGAACTTCTTTTTCAGGAACTTTCTCAACTTCTTTTTCAGGAACCTGTTCAATAACTTTTTCAGGAGTAACTTCACCTGTTTTTACAGGAGTCACTTTTAGATCTTCACTATTTTCTTTATTAGTCATTTTTGTATGTGTTTAATGTAACCGGTTATTATGACAACCGGTTACTAATTAATAACTACGCAACGATATCGCTGACAATGGCACCAATTGCCTGATTCCTTAGTGGAAGACAAATAAAATAGGTGCGGAAATTGGCAAGGTTTTCCTGTGTTTCAGGGTGATCAACAGCTGCACTGAAATATGATTTAGTTGTACCTGTTGCTTTCATCATTTGTGGAGCAAAGAAGGCAATAGAAGCCTGACGATGTGTTACACCAGGTACGGAACCATAAGCCAGTTTTGTTTTGGCTGCTACTACATAATAAGGACTATCGGTATATTCAAATACTTCGAATGAGAACAGATTAGCAATCTTACCGGTGGTATAATTGTGGTATTGTTCCACAAATTTTTGATCGCTTTGAAGCAAGTCATTAATATGATCAGCACAAAGTACCAGGCATCGCCCGGCAACCGGAACCTTCATCGTATCAAATTTCTTTTTTAACGCGATTATATCTGCACGAAGCAACATTTTACGTCCACCTTCAGGAGCCGTAGCACCGGTTGTTAGCAATACCGGAGTACCGGCAGCGTCACTATTAGGTGACAATGCATGTAATGCACGTGCATATTTTGTTTGGTTAATTGCTTCACTGTGACGTTCAATCACCGATCCCATTTTATCGTAGGAGATGGCATTCAGTTCGTCATCGGTTATACGGCTTGGTTTAGTTTGATATTTATCCAGTCCGATAGGTTTATCGGTGTCCGATAAGGTTTCAATTTCCAATGGATATGATGTGTTATTGATTAATACTGTTGGATCGCCACCAAGGTCTACAAAGTGAATGACATCATTTTTAGCATACTGGCTATAATCACGTATTCTACTAATCCACCCAATTGACTCCATGGAATTACGGAAAGCTTTTATCATTTCACCTGTCCAAACCTCAGTGAAAATTGTTGCACGAAATGCACCTATCGGAGCACCAAATAAAGGTGACACAATGGCAACCCCATTAAAAATTAACCCACCTATGACAGGCGCAATACCAACGGCTGCGAACATTACGCCTCCGGCAAAGAAATTGACCAATAAGGCCAGGCAAAACACTAATATTTTTTTCATTGTTTTATAAATTGGATTGTTTTTAAATTACTTGTTTTTACTACTTTCTACAGACCACCTTTTAAAGAGTAATCTCCGTGCCGTATTCAGCCTTAAAAAGCTTGCAATAAGTGTCCTTATCGTTTTCGCGCATAAGCAACAATTCGGCTTCAGGGACTTCACTCAGTTTCTTGAACTCTACAACTTCACCTTTTGAATTCAGGTTGATCACGTCGGTTGGTTTTTTGGATGGTACCATTAACTCCAGGGTAGTTTTCAGTACTTCCAGTCCGGAAGTTTTACCAAGGGTGATAAAATGATCCTTTTTATCTGCAGTTACCTTTTTAAGCGTAATAGCAGCTTCTACTTCCGTAGTAATGGCCAGATCACGTTGTGTTGCAGCTTCCGCTTCCAACGAAGTTACTTTGTCGGATGCCAACTTGATTGATGTAACTTTTGCCAGTATTTCGGCTTCGGTTGCCGTTTCCGGCAGTCCCAAAAACAATGCGATTGATTTCATTGATTCGTCGTTTTGATTAATAATATTTATAGGTTTTAAAAATTCATTGTCTCCACCCAGTGATAGTGTTATTAGTTTTCCATCAGCATACAAAGCCAGGGCATCATCGTTACCACCCATATCCACCACGCTAATTTCAAGAAGTTTGCTCTTTGTTACAGTGGCATACTTTTGACCAGGTAATAAATAAGCAGGATCTTCACTCCGTTCTTTCGGATCAAGTCCCGGACTTACCATACGCAAAGTACCGGCATCCCATTTTGCTTTAATTTGTTTGCTGAAGTCATCAACTTCGTCAAAATTCAACGTTCCCATTAAATCATCATTTTCAATTCTCAGATTGATAACTGTACCAATTGGAAGCATCCCATCCGTATCACGACCAAAAGGCCTGTTATGCATAAATAGCATGATAGGGTTCTTTTCAAATTGAACCATATCAATACCCGAAGTCAATACCCGAAAGCCAAAGCAGTTCAGTTTTGAGTTTGAAATAAGAACATCGTAATTCATGTTATTTTAACTTTAAATTTAGATATCGCACGTTTTTCGTCGACCTGATTGAGTTGCAAAGAAATAGGAATAAAACCACCTTAAAAAATAGGACTGCCATTCTGTCAATTCTATTTTTAATCATGACATAAAAGCACCAATTTTGCATCACAATCATATTCGCACTTAAGTACATTAGCACAATAAATTATGTCCACAAAAAAAGAACTGGAGAAAAAGAAAGAATTTGCACGCATACTTTACCTGCAAGGTGATGCTCAAAAAAGTATTGCAGAGAAGGTAGGAGTAAGTGCCGTTACAATGAGTAAGTGGGTAGAACTGGGCAACTGGGCAGCAACCAAAGCAGCTGCTAATATCACCCGACCCGAATTAGTCAATAAGTTGTTGACGGCAGTAAACAATCTAATTGAACAGGCTAATACAGAAAAGAATCCTGTTGTACTTGCCGGATTAGGGGATAAGCTTTCCAAGTTTGCAAGTGTCATTGAAAAGCTGGACAAAAAGGCCAATATTGTAGATGCTATTGAGGTATTTATGGCTTTTGGAAAATGGATCCAGTACCGACAGTCATTCGACTCAGAAGTTACTCCGGAACTAGTGAAAGCCATTAATAAGTACCAGGATCTTTATATCTCTGAACACTTAACGAAATAAACCCCAAGCCCCTAAAGGGGATGTTAAGACCCAGTTATGACTTTATCAGAACAAAAAGAAGCATTACGGATATGGAAGGAACATTGTACCTCGGTGCAAAATCAGACTACCATAAATAAATCAGAATCCAATGCTGATAAGCAACGTCGTATTGATAAGGCTCGTAACGATTATGATTATTTTGTTGCTTATTATTTTCCACATTATTGTACCGATAAGGAAACCGGGAAAGTCATTCCTAATGCGAAATTTCATACCAAAGCAGCCAATAAGCTAAAAGAGAACCGGGACATTCAGGCAGCATTTATCTGGGCACGTGGTCATGCTAAATCTACCCATGTGGACATTATGATTCCGCTTTGGCTTAAATGTCAAAAGAAACGTGAAATAAACGTGATGGTTCTGGTTGGTAAATCCCAGGACAATGCAAATACTTTACTATCCGACGTACAGGCAGAACTTCAATACAACCAACGATACATTAATGATTTTGGTAAACAATATAATGCTGGCAGCTGGACAGAAGGTGAGTTTGTAACAGTAGATGATTGCGCTTTTTTTGCTCGTGGTCGTGGACAGTCACCCCGTGGACTCCGGTACAAAGAGAACCGTCCGGACTATATTGCAATAGATGACTTGGATGATGATGAACTGGTAGAAAATGAAGCCCGGGTAAACAACATGGTCGATTGGGTAAAAGAAGCCTTATTCGGTTCATTTGGTCCTATGGGTGGTCGTTTTATTATGGTTGGCAACATGATAGGTAAAAACTCCGTACTGGCACGTATTGCTGCTATTGCAAGCGTATATGTATTAAGGATTAATGTCCGCAATGCAAAGGGTGAACCTTCATGGCCTGAGTTCTGGACAGAGTTACGTATCAAGGCAAAGGAGCTTTTTATGGGTTACCGGGCATTCCAAAAGGAATACATGAATAATCCCATTACAGAGGGTGCTGTTTTTAAAAATGACTGGA